TGTCGCTACTGTTGACTGCTTCTATAAAATTGTTGGCCCTGCGGCTGTTACCGATGCTTATCTCCCTGCAAATACTATTGAGTATATCCATGTATATGGTGGAGAAAACATTGCTGTAATTACCGGTGGTGCCTCAGGTTCCGCATACATTACCGATATGGTGTAAGCCATGTATGGTATAGGTGTAAACAGACTAGGCGTTACTAACGCACGTGGTGGGTTTAATCCTCTATCCCTGTTTGCTAATGGCGAGCAGGGTTCTTGGTATGACCCTTCCGACCTCTCCTCCATGAAACAAGTATCTGACGGCACAGTTAATGCGGCTGTAGACTCACCTGTAGGTTATATTGAAGATAAGTCTGGCAATGGCAATACTGCTATACAAGCTACCGCTAATGACCGACCTACGCTGAGAGAAGCAGGTGGTTTATACTACTTAGAGTTTTCAGGCGCTCAGGGTTTACAGACAGCTAGTGTAGATTTTACAGGAACCGACGAAATGACGGTTGCTACTGCCTGTAGAAAAACTGGAACAGGTAGCCAAGTTGTAGCTGAACTGTCTGCCAGTATTAGCGCTAACGCAGGTTCTTTCCGTTTGTTCGCTACCAATACTATTTGGCGTTATTCGTCTAAAGGTTCAAGCATAGTAAACGGAACAGCTAGTTCTTATACCTCTCCAACAACAAACGTGTTGGTAGCTACAAGCAATATAAGTGACGACCAACTAACCTTTAGAGTTGATGGTACTGAGGAAGCTAACCCAACGACTGACCAAGGCTCAGGTAATTACGGTGACTACGCTATTAACATAGGTTCCAGAGACAACGCGGATTCCTTACAGCTTACTGGTTTTATTTACAGTATGGTTATTCGTAATGTTGTTTCAAGTGCCGCCGACATATCTAACATAGAAACTTACCTTGCAGGGAAATCAGGAGTAACTTTATAATGAACACTTATGCTACTATTATTGTAAAAAACTCTAATAAAGCTTTAGCTCAAGAAGTTATTTCTGAACTGCACGGTAATAGTGACGGCTTAAACCTTTTTAAAATAGAACTTAAAGGTTCTCTTAATCGTAAGTACTGGGCAAGCTATGGCCCCTTTTTAACAGAAGAGTTTGAGGCTTTAGAGGCTTCTGGTTTAACTTTTGTTATTGAAGAAGGACAAGACTATTCGTCGGTTTTTGCTATAAATAACCTCACGAAAGTAATTATTGAGGAGGAATAATGTCTACTTCCATTATAACTAAAAACAGTTCTACTGAATTAGCCAAACCTTCTACAAGTAATTTAGCTGTAGGGGAATTAGCTCTCAACCTTGCAGATAAGAAGTTGTATACTAAAAACTCATCTAACGCTATTATAACAGTTGCTGAACGGAACGTAGCTCTTTCTACTACAGAGTTTGGCGTTAAATCAGACGGAGTTACTGACGACAGTGTTGCTTTGCAAACGGCTATTGATTACGCGGCTACTAACAGAAAAGCATTAAACTTTGAACGTGGTTCTTCCTTTATTAAAATCACTACTCCAGTATACATTAGGTCATATTCTCGTTGGTTTGGCGATGCTGAAATAAAGAATACCAATACTGTCACAGGTATTCAATCTGCTGTTCTTTTAGGGGGTGGTTTTAACCCTGTATACTTCAATGCTTTTAATTCAGCCGTTGTAGATTACACTCACTATCCTATTAACGCTGTAAACAGTGGACGTACAATTACAACTACTACAAACTCTGATGCAAATAACTTTGCTGTAGGTGATTTAGTTTGGGTCAGTACTGTTACGACTTGGGTAGGCAAAGCAGGCAACTATCCCGTAGCCGCACATCTTTCTAAAGTTCTTACTTTAAACGTTAGTACTGGTGTTATAACATTAGAAACTCCTATTTCAGAGCGTATGTTTGCTGAGTATGGAGACTTACGTGTTTGTAATGCACAAGAAACCGGAGTAACAGACATACTGGAGAATCAATTAGAGTTCTGTGAGCAGGCTGTTATTGACGGTATATCTTTAAACTCTCCTTTTGGTAACGCGCTTACTCGCGGTGGTATGTATAAGTGTGACTTTAACTTTAAAAACGTTACAGGTAAGAACTGCATCTTTGCTAATGCCTTTGTTAATACATCAGTTAGAGCGCAGACGGTGACTGCTACAAGAAAGGCGTGTGACATTGCAGGTTTTTCTAATAGTTTTTATATAGGTATTGATTCCCTTATTTATGATGGAAGTGCCGCCGAGTCAAACCTTCCCGCTTTTAGTCGAGTTGGTGAGGGTGGGCGTAACGGCCTGATTGAGATTTTAAATGCTAACTGTGGTGGTTATATTGACCCTGACCCTCTTGTTATGGTAGATGGGGGTTGTAAAAACGTAGGTCAAAAGGTTTATAGTCTAAATGCTCCTGACCACGGACAAGAGACAGGAACAGGTGCACCCTTTAGGTTACAACAAGCTGTGTCCTCAGCTAGAGAAATACACACTGCTACCGCAGGACAGACTGTGTTTAACTATGGTACTAAGTTTGACGAACAAGGGGCAGATAAGACTGCTGCTTTAAAGGTTTATCATAACAATGTTCTTCTTGTGGAAGACGCGGGAGCAGGTAAGTATACACGCACAGACGGCAACACTACAGTTACTTTAGGTACTGCCGCTGCGTTAGACGATAAGATAAAGATTGGGTTAGCTACAGATTATCAGAAAAGTTTAGAAAACTGTTGGTTATCTGTCAACGCAACTCTAGGTGCTAACGCTGTTAGAGCCGCTTTCTTTGGTGACTTAATACGAGACCCTGCTAATCCTTCCGTAAGGTATATGCACAATTGTGGCTTTAAGAATTTAAAAGTTGTATCAAGCGCTCCTTATTCTACAAACATTGCTTGTACTGTTCACGGTATTAATTCTTATATTGAGGGAGCGTATTGTAATGAAGGTAAACTTTCTATTGCTGCTGATGCTGAATATACTAGCGTAAAAGGTTACTTTAAACTAGGCGTGTCTGATGCTTCTTCAACAAGCGTTATTGACGACTTAGTTAAAAACTACATAAACAACTACGGTGTTAATTTAAAATCCTTTGGTGCTGTAGGTGATGGTGTTACGGACGACACAGTGGCTGTAAAAGCTGCTATTGATTCCGGTCAATCCGTTTACGTACCTGACGGTGTGTTCTTGGTGTCCTCTTGGCCTTCAGGCGGTGTACTGACTGATAGTACTTTAAAAATGCGAGGCACCGGTACAGTTAAAGCAGTAGGCAATGCAAACGTGTTTGTCGTTATAAGGAATGATGCTGACATTAAGGATGTGCAGTTTGAAGGGTTTAAGTTTGTGTTTGAAAACTCTTTTGGTAGTTCTGCTTCCTTCGATAAGTTTCACCTAGATAACATTACAGTAAAAAACTGTGGTGGTGGTATTACTTTAGAAAGACCAGTTAATTCTTTTAAAGTTACTAATTGTTTGTTTGAAAATATAACAGCAGACAAACCTATTCGTGTAGGACGTAACACCTACGAATCGCAGGATATTTGGAGAAATCTTAGTGTTTCCAATAACACATTTAGAAATATCAGCACTGTGTCAGGCACTGACTGTAACGTAATTCTTATCTATGGTAAGCAAGTAACTATTACAGGCAACACATTTGATACTATAGGTGCGGTAGGTACTTTTGAGACTTTCAGTGGTGACGGTAGTAACAAGACATTTACTGTGGCAGAGAGCAACCTTAATGAGGGGCAGTGTACTCTTTACCTTAATGATGTTGAGCAGATAAACACTGACGATGATACGCTTTGGACTCTTAATGGAACTACACTGACGTTTACTACTGCTCCTGCTACCGGTACTGACAATATTAAGTTTTATTACGCAGGGGAATCAGCAGCTGTTTATACTAAAGCTCGTTTTTCTACAATTACTGGCAACAGTATCTCAGGTATGGGTAAGCTACCTGACGGAACCACTACACTAAATGTGAATCAAATCTATGGTATTAATGTTAAGGGTAGAGGCCGTGGGGATACAGAGAGAAATAACGGATATAACGTAACGGTTACTGGCAATACATTAGAAGGTGTAAATGGTTTTGGCTCTGGCATTAGAATCCAGAATGATTGCGTTAATGTGACTGGCAACAACATTGAAAAGTTCCGATGGGGCGTTAATGGTAATACTGCCATACATGATGATAGTAATATTAGTAACAACAACATATACCACTGCTCCCAGTACGGTATTAATGTTATTCAGAGTGGTACGAATTGTATTGTACAGGGCAACAATATCACAGGCTTAGAGTCTCCTACTCCTTGGCTTGCAGGAGAACTTGTTATCTTAGGGAATAAGAGGTCAAACGGTGGGAATGTTTATAAATGCTCTCAGGCAGGAAGAGCAGATACAAGCGGCACCGGCCCTTCTGGAACTGGTACTGACATTGTTGACGGAAGTGCTAAGTGGGACTACGTTAGCGCCTTCACTGCGGGAGTATATGAACCCCTCACGGCTATTCACGTTAAAGGGCATTATGATACCGAGAACTACAACATCTCTAACAATTCTATATCTGGTTGTAAGAAAGGTATTAAGATAAGTAGTACCGATGAAGCTAAAACTGATTGGACTGTCAGTACCGCTTTTGCTTTAGGAGATAAGGTTGTAAACAACAGCATTAACTATAAGTGTACAACAGCAGGAACGTCTGCCTCTAGTGGTGGTGGCCCTACTGGAACAGGGAGTGCAATTGCAGACGGCTCAGTTGTTTGGCAGTATGTAACCGCAGGCTCTGAGATAAGTAATGTATTAATTACCGCTAACACCCTAAGCAATGTTACTGGGAACGGTATTGAGTTTGCAGATTGCAATACTATTACGTTAGAGAATAACCAGTATAAAGGTGAGGTTACAAATCAGTTTATTCGTCCGGTAAGTCCCAATCAGAATGTTACAATAAGAGATAGTCGAACCAAGACTCTTAACACCAATGCCGTTTCTACACTTCAAACTTTTAATACAAGTGTTGTTGACCAAGCCGTTAGAGTTACAGCTTCCGTCACAGCTAAACAAGGTGACGCTGAGTTTGCAGCCTATAAGATTACAGGGTTGTTTAAGGTATCAAGAGAAACAGTTATAGTAGAAGGAGAACCTGTTGTAGTTATTACCTTAGCACAAGTAGGTAGTACAGCAACTGAGTATTCCATCACAAGCAGTGGAGCTGCCTCTTGGGGCGGTGCAAGTTTCCTATCATTTGAGGGTGATTTGCTTATAAGGGTGCAGGGAACTGCGGCTACTCCGGCTACGGTATGGTCAGCTAAAACAGAATATGTGTCTACTACAGACGCTTCATTTTAATAGGAGGGCATTGTGCCTACTAAACTAATTACAAAGTACAGTACAACAGGCGGTAGTATTCCCTCTAGTGGTGATTTAGACACAGGTGAATTAGCTGTCAATATAATAGACAAAAGGTTATACACAGAGGACGATTCTAATAATGTAGTAGAGTTAGGAACTAACCCTTCTAGTCTTACACTTGGTGGAGCTGTTACTATTACAACAGGCTCAGCTACACCTAACGGGACTGTTACAGCAAACGTTGGTTCGTTGTACTTACGTACTGCTTCTAACGCTGAAGGTAATCTTTACATTAAAGTATACTCTACCGGCAACACTGGGTGGATACCGCTAACTAACTAAAAGGGATTTTATCATGGTAGAGGAAACTAAAGAAATGATGGACATAGCAGCAGTGTCGACAGGAGTGTTATCCTTAGCTGCTTGGTTACCGCCAGTGGCTTCATTGTTTACAATCGTGTGGATGGGACTTCGTATTTGGGAGTCCGACACAGTTAAAGGGTTA